CTAACCCATCGCCTATAGGTATCAGGACTTATCGAATCAATTAGATCATTTCCATGTTGTCTTTCTAAGCATTCGTAAATGTATTCGTTATATAACTCTTGAATAGAGACCCATCGTGGAGTTTTTTTAGATAAGGCCATATATAGCCACTCGGTTCTAGCTTCCATCATGCGTTGCTTTTCTGGTTTATTCATGACTACAAACCCGTGATTGCTATTTGCTTAGGAAGGCAATGCTTGTTTCTCCGTGCTACTTTTGTATAAAATCTAGCTATTGCTGCGCCGTCGACAATCGTGTAGCCAGGATGATATTTAACAGTGATAACACCATTGCGTTGTAGCTTGCATTCGAAATTACCTATTTTCATTGCTCCAGCTCCCGAATAGTTTTGTTGTATCGCTTTCTGTTAGCTATTAATTCTTCGCAAGTCCACTTTCTAACGGTATTCGTGTTATCGCAGTAATCAATAACAATTTGAGCAGCACTATTTCCAAATCTAACGATCAATCCTTTTTTGTATCCCATAGTGTTATGGGTTCCTGCTATATCACCGCTAAGCCGCATGTTGCACCTTTGGTTATGTTGCAAATACGTGTTATGCGGATCGTATCTAAGGACGCTATTGTGTGTTGTCTTGAAATGGCCACAACACCACTGATCATTACCTAGAAGGCCTTGGCAGCTAATGCATCTAGGCGGCAATTCTCTATCTGAATACCATTTCAATTCCTGCAACACTCTCATGCGATTAAAGACTTTTTGGGTTAATTTGTGCTGGTGCCGGACGTCGTTTCTTTTAAGATTCTTCTTTGCCGCTGTGTGTTCTTTTTTCGCTTGTTGTTCTTTCTTCTTACGCAGCTTAACCGCTGCCCTATAACCATACTCTGTAGCGCAGCAGTAGGTATGGAAGTTACCAGCAGGCGCGGTAAATCCAGGCGGCTTAGGGAATCGTGATTTACACCCAGTACATTTATAGGTGCTACCCATGTCTATTATTCCATCTGTTGATGGCTGATTTTGCGTACATAAATGGCGCAGTAGAAAGTCCGCAAGAATTGCATGCAACTTCATATTCATTGTGTTTGGCGAACACGAACGTCAACACCTCACCATTCCCTTTTTGGCAGCATGGACAATGTAATATTTTAGGTTTTCTGGTATTATCTTTTGTAGGCATCTTTGACTCCTTATAAGTCGATGATGAGTAGGCGGGCGGGTTTCATTACTCCCCGCCGAATTTCCAGTATAGCACTAGAACTCTAAAATTGAATTAATTTCTATTTCGTTTAAATCATCACCGTAATACCGGATAAAAGCGTTAATAACCCGGTTGAATAGATCTTTAAACTCTATCTCATCAAGGCGATCCCAGGCTATCGATTGAGGAAAATACAGCACCTTTCCCTTCTCGGTAACCACTTCATCAAAGAAACCCGCTTTCATCTGAATCACCTTTCTCCACACTTCAGGCTCATCGTAGAAATCCTGCATGTCAAAGCTCTGCTTAATGAATGCGAAGAAGCGCTTGTGGTTGCCTGGAGACCTGTTCTTGTGAATATCGGCCATTAACTCACCATAAGGGATCTTATCTGCATCATCCATCACAGGGACGAATACAGGACCATTGTAGTTAGCCTGAATAGCATTCTGCATTGTCATCTTATGGAGTACGGTTTTCATTCTTCCAAGCTATCTGCAAAGTTTTTCAGGGATGCGTGAATGGTCAATACATCTTTGTTCGAGCCTTTTATGGTAAAGTCTCGCGTTATCCATCCTGACGACTCAATAAATTCAATATCCATTCCTTTAAACTTGCATTGATTTAGAAAATCCCTGACTTGTCCGCACAGCATCCGACCTGCTGTAAATGTAATATTTGCCATTTCTCTCTCCTATACGTCTAACTAAGTGTTGTAGCCATAACTCTTGCAAGCGCCCAAAACAATATAAAAGCGAATGCAGCTAATCCAAAAATAAATGTATTAATAACGGCCCATATCTTCAAACAATCAGTATATTTCATGCTTCCAGTGTGGATGAATGCAGGACCTCCACCGAATATATAAAAAAGACCAAGTATTAAATATGCCAAGTAATCCACTTTCTCTCTCCTATGTTCGATATCAGTGTTATAAACCTAGATTAGTTTAATCTGTTTAGTTAAAACTAGAAGTGAACATAGTAGTGTGAAACCTATGGTAGTTTCCCAGCTCCCAGTATAAAAAGAGTAGCCATATGATCCTATTAAAAATGGTATCGCTGTAATTTTCATAATAAAGTTTCCTAAAAAATGCCCCTCTTTCGAAGGGCTAAGACCACCGAGACCTGGCGGAAATTAATATTTAATCGATACGTTTTTTATCTCGCCATTGTGAATAGCCATAACTACCTTTTTTGCATCCTCTTCAGATAGCTCGATTGCCATAAGCGACTCTTTTGCTTCCTTGCGAATCTTGCCAATATGCTTCTTGTTAGACTCGCGCTTAGCTTGCCTTTCTGACTCCGCAACGCGTTCCTTCTCCTGCTTTCGCCTTTCCTCAAGCTCTTCAGACTCCCTGGCTTGTCTAGCGCTGTGTTCCTGCATTTTTGTTAGCTTTAGTAGTGCAGCAGCTTTTGCGCCCTCTGCCTGTTCGCGAAACTCTTCAAAAGATTCATCAATAATAATTTTCTCTTCAAGTTCATGAAACAGAAGGCCGTAGGAGTGAGGCTCGCCACCAATAAATCCATTACCGCAATCTATAATGTGCCTTATCATTCGCTCGTGATAATCAACGCGCCGCTTCTCTTTTTCAACCCTCTCCCTTTCCTCAGCTTCCTCTCGCTGCTTCACGGCTTCAGCTGCTTGATCGATTGCGCGTTGCTCAGCCTCTTTAGCTTCCCTGGCTTGGGCTTCGGCTTTCTCCGCTGCTTCCTTGCGTATAGCTTCGTCGCGATCCCTTTGATCTTGCTCGGCTTGCTTACGGCGAAGCTCTGCAAGTTCGGCGGCATCCTTCTCCTGTTTAAGCTTTTCAGCGAACATTGTTGACAGGGCTTTCCTTGATGCATCCCGAGCCTTTAATGCTTGCTCAGTATATTCAAAGAATTTAAGACACTCGTTAGCAATAAGATCCTCAAGCGCGATCTTTACCATGCTTGAATCGGCATCCTGCATAGCTTCTGGAAGCCCTCTCAGCTGCTGTACTTGAAGCTCAAGCTCTTCCTTTCGTGCCGCCTCGCGCTCTTTACGTAGGTTATCGAGCTGTTTATAGGCCTCTTTGTGAGGAAGCTGGAATCCCTCAAGTGCTGCGACAATGCTTTTAGCTTCGGCATCGATAAGCCTGCCGCGCTCCAAGGATTCAGACTTCAATTCCTTACGCTTCTTCTCGACACTGGTTAATATCTTTCCAACGTCGAGAGAGATGCGCTTAGCCTTCTGATACCCTTCATCGGTGCTAGCGTCAGGTATATGGTTGCAAGCCTCTTTGACCTCGTCAACCTTCTCTCTGAACTCGTCGTATGCCGTTACTGTAATTAATTCGTTAGTCATTTTTTACTCCCTTAAAAGTTCGTATCATCGTCTGTCGCAGCTTCCTGAAGAGGCATGTTGATCCTAATTGCATCAACCATGCCGTCGCCAAAAGTAACCTTAGTTGAGAATAGAAATATTTCCTTTCCCTTCCAGCTATCAGTATCCGGACCGTACACATGGCCTATCGTCATGGCGTTAGTTTTGTTTAGAATGAGGCCTTTTTCTTTACCGACAAAAGAGAGGCGAATCTTTTTTTGTTCCTTGCCGTCGTCGCCTTTAAATAGAACCTCCTCTATATCCATGATGGTAACTCTCGCCTGCTTTCCAGCAGGAAGATCACTAGCTTTCAATGCGTTTGTTGTTGACTGGTAATAAGTGTCGATATTAATACCCATTTTACTTACCTCTTTGTTGTGAGCGTTTTGGCTCGTTGCGTAATCCCATCTCGGTTAACATTGCTTCTGCATGATAGTGAGTAGAGTACCCATCGTTATAGTCTTCTGACTTACCGGCTTTATGCGGTATTCCATCACGGCAATCTCTTTGCCCCTGTAGAAAATCATCGACGTTCATTTAATTTCCCCTTATTTTGCTCTGCACATAAACGTATCTCTTCCGCGTAAACTTTATACTCGTGACTCCCTTCTTCATATCCGTTATTAACCTCGCCAGCCCAGTAGTCGATATTAGCTCTCTTAGCAACGTAGATGTCGAAAGGTTCTGTGACGCTGCTAAGGTAGCTTGGCGTGATATCCATCCTCACTAGACTTCCGACGACGACCTGCAATATATGCTGATCATCGATATCGTCCACCCATGTAATATCCACAGTTTGGTTACTTGCTGTTGTCGAGCAGACTTCCCGGCCGCCGTGTTCATCTTCTAGATGCAAACGAAGATTTTCCATGCTAAGCGCCGAGAAATCGTTACCGCCACCCGCTGTGTATCTAGCCATAAATATTTTCATTTCAATTTCCCAATAGTCTCTACCAACAAAGCCCAAATTAATGGGCACTAACGTGTGGTTAGATTTGGACAGATGACTACAACATGATGCAACCCTTTTCCGCTTAATCGGCCCCTTGGGGATGATATATTTTCCTATTCTGAATTGGGGTTAAACCCCTTCACCTACACAGCCCCAATTAAGGGGCGAATAGTTGAGACCTTAAAGGGTTATGCGATAACCCATGTAATTCCTCCGAGTCTACGTGTAAACATTCCCTTAGATGATATAACCGAGGAACCAACGTAGCGGACGCCGCCCATAATTTTCTCATGTGTGGCGTGATCAATAATCCACTGCTTGTAAGAATTTAGACGACCAGTGTGGCGATTACGGTTTGATCTAAGTGCTTTCTTTTTCATAGTCTTATTCCTTGCGTGTGTTTGTTTAAGTTGTAATCAGCCCTGCCTATTATGCCGCTCAGCCGGACCCTTCTTGCCTTCAGCAACATAGCCTTCTGAATATTTAGGTGCATCCATAAGAGGCTTTTTGCCAATTACATCAACGCGACTGACATCAAACCAGTAAGCATCATATAGACTGCCATCCTTTTGCATGCCAGTGGGCTTAATGCTGTACTGAATACATCCATAAAGATCTAAGTTTAAACTATCTATAACGCCCTTAAATCCAGTAATTTTGTCCTTGGCCTCAAATCCAAGTTTGCCAATGTGATTCATAACTACAGCTGCTTCATCGTAAGTATTCATTTTTTTCTCCATTTGTTTAAGTTGTATCTAATATAATCTATCAAAGCAATCGTGTAAAGTTTTATTTTACACCAATTTAATATAGTGCTACTATACAAGGCATCAAGACAATATAACTGTATAGGAATAATTAATATGCAAAGCCGTAGCTTAGACAAGTTTAAAGAAGATGAAGGGGTAGAAAAGACCCTGAGTATTTTAGATTGCAGCAGAATGTCACTGTGGAATAGGATTGATAGTGGGCTGTGGAGAATTACCGAAACTGACGACGGGCACTATGAGGTGTGGAGAACAGAATTAAAGCGGAGGGTATTGATCGATGAATAATTTTACAATTGATGACTATACTGTTTTAGCAATTCTATGGATCGGTATTTCATCCGGCTGGATTAGTGCTTTAGTCATTAGAGCGTGGGTTAACAGAGAAATTATAAAAGGGTGGTTTAAATGAAAAATGCAGATTCACCGGCGATGCCGCAATCAGTATCACACAGTTCTTATGATGGGCAGATTACCGCCAGCTATGATTTTGAGGGAGGGGAGGGCCTAACAAAACGTGAACACTTTGCGGCTATGGCATTAAATACTATTCTTAATAGTTACAACCCATATGAATCTGGTGACTTTGACTCTAGCGAATGGGATGTGACCGCAAAGAATGCCGTAGGCTTGGCAGACGCTTTGCTAAAGGCTTTGGAGAATAGTGATGTCTAGTGCAATGCATAGATTTAATGATAAGTGGGAGGCGATAACTGAGACTGGGTGCTGGCTGTGGAATGCTACTCCAAAATCAGTATATGGCCTATTTTGGCTTGATGGTAAAAATGAGCATGCACATAGGGCGTCATGGATGTTGAATGTTGGGCCTATACCTACAGGCGGGTGGGTTCTTCATACTTGTGATGTTGCTGGATGCGTTAACCCTGACCATCTTTATATTGGTGATCACACCACGAACACTGCTGACGCGGTGCGCAGGGGAAGAATGTCAAGCGGGGCAAAACATAGAGTCACACACAAAGCTTCTCGACGCACTGCGAATGATGGCAGCGGCATATTAAATGATGAGTTTTGTTTAACAATAAAAATATTGGCCACAAAGAGCAATAAGGTAGAACTGGCCGACACTTACAATGTTCATTTAACCACAATATATCGGGCAATCAGTATTGCAGACGCCCTATTAGAAGCACTGGAGGATAAGTAATGGATAAGCCGCTGACAGGAGCGATTATGAATGCAGCAGTAGACGATGCACAGGAAAGAATTAAGCGGAATGACCAGATAGCAGAGCGCAGGTACAAGTCTCGTCAGCACCCCATATCACCACCTAAAGGCGAATCAATGCCACAGACAAGGGAGTATTGGGAGAAGCGCGCTGACATGGATCAGAAGTTAATCCTTGAGATGAAGGCAGAGATATCAAAACTTAACCACACTATTAACCAATTACGTCAAACATGCTTAAGGCTGTCGCGTGATTAGCTGTATAGGCATTAACTTAATTTATATAACTGGAGAATATTATGGTTGATGAAACTGAGTTCGATATTATGGATGCTGATCACGAGTCTAGACTTGGCGATGAAGACACCCCAGAAACAATACTAAAAATGGAACAGGAGGTAGGTCTTAAGGATAAAATTGCCGAGATTGAGAATGAATTAGGCTGGGCCACTGGAAAGGTTGATGAGCTACAGTTTGAACTTGACGAGGCAAAGAACGAGCTGGATAACTTAGGTTTATAGCCCTTATGGGCTGGGAGCAGCAATGAACAACCAGGCAGAAGACCTTATCTACAATCATGTATTTAAAGAACTGGAGAAATGTTATGTCAGTAGGATTTGAAATTATTCACGGATCTGTGGTTATCTTGAGGCAGAAGACCATCTACAAGCAAAGCACAGGCTATCACAGGGACGGTGTCGTGTATGCCAAGGCTTTAGCTGGGTTCGTAAAACTAAGGCCAAACGGAGGCACTACGCATCCTGATATTAAATGGGAAGAAATCGGCGGCATAAAAGGCGTCAAGAAGCCAAAGGAAGCGTTCGGCGATGTGGAGTACAAGAAATGATGCCCGATGACTTTGTATTCAACCAAATATTTAAAGGTGCTATTGCTAAAAAAGCATCGGATAGACACGCTCACAAACATGCAGTAATGGGTCTTGCTGACTATAAAAAGAGCAAGAATAAAAAGCGGGTTAGCTTCCTGATAGAAGACAGAATTAAGCAGGCTGTGGCTGACACGAAGAAAGGCCGTTAATAGCCTTGTTATATAGGGGAAGAGAGGGTTAATCAGAAAGGTTCCCTGACAATACGCTTACCATCAGCCCTCATTTCTCTGTGAGCTTGATCTCTACTATCTGATCCATAGCCATATGCCCACGACTGGGTGCAACGATACCTGCTGTTGTAACCACGGCGACTGGGTCGGTTGCCCTGTTCTTTATGATGATATGTGCGGCTCATACTAACACCTAGCGGAGCACTTAGGACAAGGGCATGCCAAGCTCATAGGCAGCTTCTTTTGCTCTTCTGTGAATTGATCCCATAGGCAAGTAGAGCTCTTCTCGGCCATGAAAGCATTCATCCTGTTCATTAAACAAGGGCAAAACTTTTCACCAGTTCGAGGGCCCAGGCAGTTGCAAATAGTGACACTGTTTCCTGCATCTGCCTGGGAATAGGTTCCTGCTGTATCGGTTGAATATCCAAGTGTCATGGCTTAGCTCCGTCAGATTTATGGTTAATTATATCATAAATAGCTATTGATTTAATACTATAGTGGGTTACAATTACAGCTTGTAGGCGCTTGGCGGCGCTAGAATGGTAGAGAAAAAGGGTCAATAAGTACAGATTTTAGAGAGCAAGGTTAAATACCGCCAAAGTTCTCTCTATCATCGCCCCAATCTCTAGGGTCTGTACTTATTGGCCTTTTTTGTGCCTGTGATTGTGGTAATTAACGATACTAACGTATTGGTAACTGGGTTCAACTCCCAGCGCAGGTCCCTTCTAAAACCTCCATCGAGTCTGCTTAGGTGTGATAGTGCTACGGTAGCATACCTGAATGTGAATCAGGTCTAAGGGGTTCGACTCCCCCTATCACCCCTAAGTGGATTCAGAGTCTGTATTGATGAGAGTGCTAGATTGACCGTGTTGTAAGGCAGATGTCATTAAACTACTGTCGGTGTGCTAGCAAGCACCAAAGCTTCGAAGAGCGAACCGCTCGGGACTTGCTTAAAATCATGCGAACCTAGTTTCTCTCTTCAATACAGATTCCCCGTCTACCCAGTGTAATTATGTGGGTGTGTTGGTAGCTGGCCAGCAGTGGTAAATAACCTGAGGTCGTTTGCAAGCTGCCAAAGGTGAAAAAGCCGCGGTACGTTAAGTATGGTTGCAGGGGTTCGAGTCCTCTTAATACGTAACCAGCACCCCTTCATAATTACATTGAGTAGATACCGTCTACCGAGCAATACCGGGCTAAGGCTGGGGAACATTAAAACCCCAGAGACGATGCTACTTGTGAGTGAGACGGCCTGCTGAGAACTTGAGAACACTCAGCGATAGAGACCCTATTCGATACGGTATTTGTGAGACTCGTCAGAGAACTGTTAGTGAGTATATGTGGGTGCTTTGGAACAGATAGAAATTACTTATTGTGGGTAGCTCCCCTTTGGAGGATTTCGTGGCCAACCAAAGCCCCTTCATATACTTATTAACAGTTATTTTTTGAGCCTTATTACCATGAGGCCTTTAAGGTACTGTGTCTTTAATTTGATAATTAATTTTTACAATCAAAATCAAAAGAGGGTTAGATAATGAGAAAGGTCGAAGTTAGTATGAAGATGTCGCCGAAACAGGCTGGAAGGCTGTACTTTAAAGCAATAAGTCTTGAAGAGAAATTGAAGTGGGCTTACTGCAAAGAGAAGGGTGCGGATTCAATTGTCGGCCTTGATTGCTGTGATGATTATAAAGATTGGCTCGCATCTCTAGGCGCATAACAATGATATCAAACAGGGCTAACCATTATGGCTATATCAACAGAACTTAGTAATAACCTGTTCGAGCAATTCTGGCTTGCAGGTATGCGGAAGATGGACAAGAAAAAAAAAGGCCGGCCGGCATTCGACAAAGCTTTAAAGATTCATGGCAAGAATGACCCACAGGCTTTCGTACTAAAGCTGATTGATGATATCCATCTTAGGTTATCTATTAATCAGCCCGGTTTTGATAAAATGCACCCATCAACCTACCTAAACGGTGAACGTTGGGAAGATGAAATAGTTAACGATAAACCTCTCGCTATTCAAAGAATGAGCACAATGGAACAGTTAACCAACACCGACTGGGCCCAGCATCTAGTTGGCAAAGTTAATCATTAATTGACGAACTACAATCAAAAGAGGGTTAGATAATGATTTTAATAGGCTGTGAAGAAAGCCAAACAATTTGCAAGGCGTTTAGAGATGCTGGATACGAAGCTTACAGCTGCGACTTGGAACCTACTCGGGGGAACCCTGACTGGCATTACCAGCAAGACATCATGGAAGTGATACCGACGCGTCAGTGGGATCTGATTATATTGCATCCTGACTGCACAGCAATGGCTGTAAGCGGCAATAGGTGGTACGGCAAGGGAATGCCCTATAACGATAAAAGGTTGGCTCAAATCGACTGGACTAAAGCTCTATGGGATCTAGCAAAACAGCATAGCGAAAGAGTGGCATTAGAGAATCCGGTCAGCGTGATATTTAAACAACTCCCTAACGTATTTTATCTACAGCCTTGGCAGCATGGTCACGGCGAGACAAAGAAGACTGGCTTTGCATTGCATAACCTTGACCCACTCAAGCCCTCAGATATCGTTGACGGAAGAGAGCAGAGGGTATGGAAGATGGGTCCAAGCCCAACCAGGAAGCGAGATAGAAGCAAAACATTTGACGGTGTTGCCAATGCGATAGTTGGGCAATGGGGATCTATGCTAATCAATGATTCAACACTTAACCGACTGATCACTTAATTGAGCATTAAACCTTGACTGCATGTAATACTTGTATTATATTGTATTAAAACCAACCAAGGAGAAAATCAAGGTGGAAATACCACAATTTTTACTTGAAATGTCAGAGCAAATAAATACACAGGACAATCGGATTACAGCAGATCCTATTTGGCAGGTTTGCTATGACAAGGAGCACATAACCGCCGAAGGCTATGAATCGTATATAACTTGTGGCTCTATCGGTGATGGTGATTATACGCTAATACTAAGCACCGAGGATGGGAGTTTGGCTGATAATGACTTCGCTATCGACTACCTCCAAGAGAATCACGCCGGTTTTTGTAAGTATTGGTGTGAATCATTTGAAAAAGAAATGAGTGATTTTGATTTTATAGAGCAGTTTGAAAATTACGAAATGGATAATTTGGGATTCCAGATTAATTACATGACTCGGCGCAAAGAAGTAGTTAAAACCTGCTTAACTGAAGTGGATGCAAAATGGTTTATTCAGAGAAAGCAGCATGATTATCCAAAGCTATACACCTATGTTGAGTCAATGGTTTTCTGTCCACAAATGATCGAGCTTCGAGAGTGGATAAAATCCCTAACCTAATAAACAGGAACTAACATGACTAAAGTACTAAGAACTATAAGAATGGAATCGGAGTTATCAAAAAAACTAGACGCCATTTGTGTTCGTCATGGTGATGTTACCTATCACATAGAGAATGCTCTATCTGCCTATCTAATTGCCATTAAGAAGCCTAAGAAACATGTTAGGAAGAAATCCAAAGGACATTTCTAAAACGGCTTAGAGGTGAAGACAAGCAGGATGACGAATCATGATAGAAAAATGTAGCCCCGTAGAGATGCGTAAAAACTTAGAAGTAGTTGAGCAATTTAAAAGGGCCGGTATAGATTTTGTAGCTATTCCAGTTAGAGACTCTGCCCGTAAAGACGAGATGATTGCTCTTGGTAAAAAGATTCTCGAAGAAATGGCTGTATATGCAGAGTCAGTAATCAACCAAGAGGAAAGTATCAATGCAAGTGAGTAAGGAGAAATTAGAGGAACTGGCCGAACTTTCATTCGATGCGGGCAGGCAATCAGGATTACAGTGCTTTAAAGATGCTATAAATAAATCACTTGATTCGTCGCAGATGATTAGCCTTTTAATGATGAATAAGATGTTATCCGATGCAATTTCACACTGTCAAAAAGAGGAAAGTATCAATGATTAAATCAATCACAATACTAGCTCTACTATCAATAACAGGATGCGCCGGAACCTACTTCAACAATGCTAGCGTGTATGCCGGTATCGACAAGACGTTCATGGATAGCCCCTTCTGCTGGCCAACTGGCGGCGGTGACAAGAAACTAACCTCTAACATGGGTCTTAATCTGAATGTGTGGAGAAGCCCATCAGGCACGGTTAGCGTTAACAGTAGATGGACTCATCATAGTTGTGTATTTGCAGACGATGAGCCTCAGTATGATGGCATTGGATTGGGTATTGATTACAAGTTTTGGGTTAGGGGAATGAGATGATATGGCTTCGAGACAACAACACTCACTGCGTGGCTAAGAAAATAGACTTAGTTGGTCAAGAGTTCACCCTAAAAGGTAGGGACTACGTTGTCACATGGAATACCTCTAGGCACATAAGAGCCACACCATTGGATTGCCCAACTGGTTTAACATCGTGTGAGTTTATGGTCGATGAACTGGTCGGTAAGTGGAAACCAAAGAATAGCAGTAAGTAATTAACGGAGAATGAGATGACTAGACGATACGAATTAAGAAGTGGAAAGTTTGGTATGTATTTTTACGACACTGAAAGCGTAGTGGACCTGTCCTTAGAGTCTGTTTTAGAAAAGCTTAATCGAAAGGAAGAGTATAAACAGCGATTAGCGGCAGCAAATAAAGGCCGTCATATAAACCGGACATTTTAACACCATAAGCTCCAAGAGTAATACAGCGATCAAATAGCGAATTAGTACTAACACGGAGATTTAGAGATGCCAGAAAAACTTGAAAATGTGAAGCTAAAAGTAGCCATAGGTATCGGGTATGGAGGCTGTATCGTTGAGATTTTAGAAGGCGAAGACAATATTAAAATTGACGCCAAAGAATATGGTGGGTCGCTGGATGACTTCTTTTATGAGGGGGCCGAACCACCAAAAGAGCCAGGTATATACATATTTACTGGTGCCTCACATGGCATCCCAGGATCAGATGAGTTTCCACGGTATCATGGTGCTTTTGAGCTGGATAACACGAGCCCAGAAATAGAAGGCACCTTCCCAGTCGTTCTGTATTTGGGTAGCGAAGAAGATCGCGAAGAGTTGATACAGGCTGTCATGGAAGTTAAACCAAACATGAAATCAAGGAAGCTATAGCGGCTTTGTACAAATTGAGATAAGGAGATTAGAAATGGTGTATGCAGACGATGCTGACGAACGTGCATATTGTCGCGGCCAACGCCACCACTACCAAGTGACAGAAATAGAGACTAATTGGGAGATTATGGGCTCAAAGACTCATGACAGGATTAGCTCAGTATGTACTGAATGTGGCGATAAAAGACTTGATTGGTGGAGCAAGACAGAGAATACGGTCATTGGTCAAACCTTCCGCGATTAACGCATAAATGTAAAATTGAGATAAGGAGGAAACGCCTATGAAGTAATGTAAATCAATCTAAATTAGTACTGTGAGTAACTAGCCTGCTGTAGTGTGCGGGCTAGTCTAAATAAATGATTGAGGTGGTGTGTACTAAAGACAAATTATGATTAAAACATTACATACATTTACTGAAAGACATGTAGATAGGCACGACAGAATGGTTATTCTCGCATACAAGAATGGTCGTGCTCACGAATTTAAACGCATACCACGAGACTGGTGTCGCCAGCCTTATATAGAAAGTAGCATCATGTGTGCCAATAGCGAGATAAGATGGATAATTGAGTGCATGGTTAAATAATCACTACTAAGGAGAACAGATGTGAAATACCAGGGCGAGTCTACATTGCATTATAACATTCGAGCGTTTTTAGAAGTACTCACAGGAACTATTTTTATAATTGCAATTACAACAGGACCGGCTTTCATTTTCTATTGGGATCAATGGAGTTTTCCACATTGATTAAGGAATATATGAAGTGAGCGAATATAAATTACTACCGTGCCCATTCTGTGGGACGGATGATGACCTACATGTTCATGATAAGTTTTTCGTGTCGTGCGCTAACTGTGGGGCAACATGTGGATCAGACTGTAAGCCAGCTGCACAGCAAGTTGAAATATGGAATGACCGCAGTAGAAGCGAAGAGTCAAGGTTAAGACGAGAACGTGACCTACTGGGCGAGGCACTGGGTAAAATTCTCGTTGCGTCGGGTATGATTAATCCTGATATGGTCTTGACCGGGCCACACCTACTGCAATTTGGTGCTGAATACTTGGAGCATTTAAATGAGAAAAGTTAGCTTAAATATTGAGGAACAAAAGGCAATTGCCTCTTTAGAAAGGTTGGCTAAAAAGTGGCCGAAGTCACTAATGCTGTTTTCGTGGTCGGGATCATTGACTGTTCTTAAAAACGATGAACACGGTTTTAAGTGTGATGTTGGATGCATACCTGGAATATCCAACGATGGCGGCGATCCCAGCGATGACGAAATAGATCAAAACGCTACTGTAACCTATCTATGATCCCAACCTATAAAATCTACTGGCTACGCAAGCCACACTGCGACAAGGCCAAAAAGGTTAAGGTGGTCGGCGGTGGAATAGCTTATGTCTGCAGGCACACAATTACATAACAAATAGGTTATAATATGCTCTATGCACGATCCCCTCGAACTAAAGACGAATAAAGAACTTTCCATCGTGGAGGATCAATTCCTGTCTAAAGAGTGGGTAGATAGGGAAAAAATACCGACTTACGACTATAATCTCAACGGCGATACAATCAAGATTGCAAAGTTTGACGGAGAATATTATTTAATGCGCAGAACCACTAAAGTTGTCGGCGGTCCTATTGACGTATTAGAGTCGGGGAGAAGTTAATGGCACTATTCACCTTTGTACTAACTGGAGATTTCGAAGCGGATTCAACGTGGGATGTTGGTTCTGGATTTCCTGGCGCTACCGATACATTTATAATCGATATTCCGGGAACTGTTACAGTCTCTACGGTATTAGCTGCTGCCACCAGCGGCCAGATAGGCGGCACTGATGTGTCAAACGTAGGTAAATTAACTATAGCGGATGGGGGGAAACTTACCTTAAATGCTGATCTAACCTTAAACAACTGGAACCATTTACAAATAGACGGAGGCGGTGAACTAGACATAGACGGCAACGATGTCATCACCACCTCTAATACACCCGGCGCTCACATACTCGACATAGTAGGGACCGCTATTAATCGTGCAAAGGTGTCATCAAGCACAGTGGGTGTCGGCGATTTTAAACGGTCCACGGGCGGAGGAATGGCGTCCCTCATAACTGTGAATTTCAATGACTTTTCTGGCTGTGGAAAGATAAAGTTAGGCGATAATATTTTTGAAGGGCATAAGCTTGACATCAGGAATACTGTTTTTGTGGGATGTGATGAGCCCTTTCTTGGAGGATTCCAGCATGGAAACAATGATTACATACTCAGCGGTATAGACATTAGAGACGATAGATCTACAACAGCAAACGTCGGAATAATAGAGCGTACAGACGGCCTAGCCGCGACAGGAACCGGCACACAGTTGATTGAAAAAATAACAGCGGTAGCCAATACAGCGAGTGTTTTCCGATGGAATGTGAAAGGTATTAACCGGTCTAAGATTGTGACAGACAGGATCGTACATTCTTCTGTTACAGGTCGAGGTTATACGGTTCTAGACTCATTCTTCCGATTAAAATCCACTTCTGCCGCCATACTGGACAACGCTAGGTTTGATATCTTGCAGGATAGTTATGTATTTGCAGATGGAGACAACCCGCACGGTGTTGGTGCTGCTGAAAACCTAGTAAACGGCGTGATAGAGGCTACTTACACTGTTGCCTTCACTGACAATGGTGATCATTACATTCTTAATACTAGCTTTGACGAAACAGCAACCGGCGTACTGATCTTAGAGGAGAAGTCCGGCGTATTCTTTAATGCCTTGAGCGCTGCAATGGCGTCTAATTACGTGATGAATCATTGTACTATGGTGGGCAATTACAATGCCACTTATGGATCGATTGCAAGAACAGAGGCAGGCGGCAGCTATACCGGAACATTTAGCGTACAGTCAAACCTTACTGTCAGTAACCTTGCTAGCGCTAGAGGGTTTAATCTACTCACCGGCGGTGATGACCAAGTAACACTGATGGACTTTAACGCTTGGGTTGATGTGACTGATCAGTATTCAGGCGTCACCAGTGCAACTAAGACCCCTGGCGTGACAGTTGGATACGGCGGTAATGACTTTAACGGCATCGATCCTAATTTCGTAGACAGCACAAGAAATCTTGCGAAATGGGCCGGTACTGTAACGGCGAGTGCAACTGCCGATTCTGCTGTCGAACACTTACTTAAGATTAACGGGTATAATGAAACCTCAAAGACTCAGGTTCCTGACGATATTATCTCAGAGGTTCCAAAAGACGCCACGGATTACGTAAGGGCTGGATATGCCCCGACAAACATCTTGTATCAAGGCACGGCACATGATGGTGGAGACGTAGGGGCGATTGCTGTTGTAGCGGCTGGAGGTGATATAATCAACAATAGAATATCAATCGGAATAGGTATAGGAATATGAGCTTTATAGAGAACACAGCAAAAGATGCTTTTACCATCACGCCGAGTGCATCAGAATTCAATGTACGCGCCCAGGCAATTTATGTTGGTGGCGCTGGTGATATAACGTTAACCACAGAGGCAGGCAATTCTGTCACTTTTGTTGCTGTAATTGCTGGGTCTATTTTGCCAATAAGCGCGGTGGCTGTTACAGCGGCTACAGCGACTAATTTACTTGGTCTTATTCCAAGAGAATTAGGGTAAATAACGTGAACACAGAATGCCCAAGATGCCCAGGAGAACTCGTTGAAACAGAATTAGGCATTGTCATCGCCCCTCTAACTGACCACCCACCCCCAAAGGAGCGTCACTGTAACCAATGCGGCTACATCGTCATTGGCGATGATATTAACGGCAGGCGCGTTGAAGGCATCGAAGAAATATGTCATCCTCAGCGTAACAGAGTAAGTAATCACTAACATAGAGGTGATCATGGCACATAAACAGAAACCCAAGCGCGGACAAAGAGCAAACACTCATAAGGCCAACAAGAGTAAACGTATTAAGAAGAGGTCTCGTTGATGAAAGAAGAAGAGAAATACAGGTTCGAGTATGGCGCGCAGATTGCCAAGCCGATGCAGTGTGGGACTATTGTTGCTTCTGAGCCTGAAAAGGATACTTGGAAAGACCATCTAAGAGCGATTGGAATACCTGTATCTGTGTTTATTATTTTAGCGGTTGTTGATCCTAGAGTAGCACTAATGATAGCTGGCATCGGGTCTGGCATATGGCTAGCTACTTACTGCTTCTACCGATGAGGAATAATTAATGGCAGGACTAACAGATAAGCAGCAGAAATTCTGTGAAGAGTACATGATAGATCTCAATGCTACTCAGGCTGCTATACGTGCCGGATACAAGGAACATTCTGCAACTGCCATTGGCTGCGAGAACCTAGGAAAACCAGATATATCTAATCGAATCGCTGAGCTTAGGCTTGAGCAGACAGATAGGACCGGAATAACTGCTGATAGCATCCTTTTAAGACTCAATCAGGTGGCTGATAGGTGTATGCAGGCAGAGCCCGTTATGGAGTTCGACCATGACGATAAATGCATGGTTGAAACAGGTGAATATAAATTTGAGCACTCAGGAGCAAACAAAGCGCTTGAGCTGCTAGGTAAGAACAAGGGATTGTTCGTTGAAAAGAGAGAGCTCAGTGGACCCGATGGCGGCCCTATTCAAACACAATCAGCTGTCATAGCGACTGAAATGGACCCCGCCCAGGCTGCGGAGATATACGCCGAACTTATGAAATGAACTTTGACTTCCTAGATCCTGACTACACAGCTGTCTTTAAGCATAGAGCAGACAAGCTATCCATCATCAGGAAAGATCCTGAAAAGCTCGCCGCCCTCAAGGTTTACTACAAAGCCAACTTGGCAGACTTCATCAGTGATTGGGGTATGACCTTTGACCCTCGTAATGCTGATATCGGATTACCAACTACCATCCCCTTTATCCTATTCGACAAACAGCGTGATTACTGTGGATGGGTGCTTGATCATTGGAAGGGTAGAGAGGGTGGATTAGTTGAGAAGTCCCGAGATATGGGGCTGTCTTGGTTGTCAGTTGCGATCGCATCGGCTATCTGGATATTCTACCCGGGCGTGGTGATAGGATTCGGTTCACGTAAAGAGGAATACGTTGATAAGCTAGGATCTCCAAAGTCTTTATTCTGGAAAGCCCGCAAGTTTATAGAGCTATTGCCGAGGGAGTTTCGTCCCATCAATTGGGAGGGGCCATTTATGAAGATCATCAACAACGACAACGGTTCTTATATTGTTGGTGAGGCTGGTGACAATATAGGGCGTGGTGATCGATCGAGCATCTATTTCGTGGATGAGTCAGCCTTTATTGAACGACAGGATCATGTAGCCGCGGCACTCTCTCAAACCACCAACTGCCAGATCGATGTATCAACGCCTAATGGTAATGGTAATGCCTTCTATCAGAAACGACACAGCGGCAAGGTTGATGTGTTTACATTCCATTGGAAAGACGACCCGCGCAAGGATGATGACTGGTACCTAGAACAGAAGAAGAAGCTAGACGACGTTATCATTGCGCAAGAGATCGACATTGATTACAACGCTTCTACCGCGGACTCTTGGATATCCGGTGACTTGGTCGAAGTAGCCCAAGGCATGGGAGTGGCTGACATTGAAGCTATCGGCCCATTGGTAGTGAGTATTGACGCCGCACATATGGGTGATGATGAGAGTGTTATCGGTTCAAGATGTGGACGAGTCTGTTACGACCAAAAGATATACAAGAAACTTGACGGCCCCGACTTGGCCGGCAGGACAGTTGAATACTGTGATAATCATACAAAAGAGCCGGCACTGATTATTATAGAGCTCGACGGCCCCGGTACGAGTTGTTATGACACGTTGCGCCGCGGTAAGTACAAGGATATTGTAGTAGGTGTGCACACTGGCAGGCGATTGAAGGATGGGCAGAACTATAACCTGCGCGCTAAAATGTACAGAGGGTACAGAGACTGGTTAGATGGCGGTCCTGTTAGACTTCCCAACGATAAAGAATTAAAATCCCAGTCGTCCGCGGTAAAGTACCAATACAAAGATGGCTTGTTGCTATTGATGAGCAAGAAAGACATGAAGGGCAAAGGGTTTAAATCCCCTGACAGAGCGGATCAAGTCGCATTAACATGGGCTGCTGACTTGAGCGACTTACCCAAGAGATCCCGGGATAGAAAGCCCCAGAAAGCTGCTGTTAACTATTTTAACTAGGTCTGAGTAACACTATATGTCTGACGACGACAAAGACGAGCTACAGCGAATAAGAGATCTAGTTGACAAAGACTACTTCGCCGTAGATCAGCAGAGGGACTGGAGCAATGAAGATATCCGGTTCTGCGATGTCGACGGTGCCATGTACGAAGACTGGTTTCAAGACCAGTTCGCTAATCGTCCCAAGATGGAATTCAACAAGGTTGCCCAGGCCGTCCACCGATTCAATGGTGAGTGGGCAAGCAATCGATTCGAAGCTAAGTTTCTCCCCGATGATGGCAAGACCTCCGAAGAAGACGCCGACCTATTAAGCGGTTTATATCGTAAGGACTTTAGGCGTTCCAGTGGTGCTGAAGCTGTTGACAATGCTGTTTCTGAAATGGCCAAGGGTGGCTTTGGTGCCTTTAGAATATCAACTGAGTTTGTGGATGAGGAAGATCCGGAGAACGATCAGCAGCGTATTATATTTGAGCCTATCTACTCTGCTTATGCCTCCGTTATCTTCGATGCCAATGCTAAAAAGTACGACAAGTCAGACGCCAGACACGCTACCTATCTTGAAGAGATGACAATGCAGGCCGCTCAAGAGGAGTGGGGCTTTGATGTGAATAGCTTCTTCGACCCCCCTAATCAGAATCGATTCAACTGGAATAATCAAACGAGTATTTGGATAGGTCATTTCTATGAGATCCACGAAGATAAGACTGAGGCCATTGTATTTCAAGATCCCTTTGGCCAGAAGAAAACCCTGTACAAGGATGACTTCAAAGACTTTCTTAGTGAGATGGCCGATGGTGGATTTGAAGAGATATCACGGCGCAAGATAATCCGCAAGAGTGTGTGGAAAACTATCATGGCCGGCAGCCAGATACTTGAAGATGCCGTGAGAATCCCCGGTAAGCTGCTCCCTATTATCCCGATGTATGGCTTCCGATCGTATGTTGACTCGAAGGAATTCTGGTATGGCATTGTAAGAAAGAACAAAGATGCTAACCGCTTGTTTAATATGAGCGCTACGAGTATTGCTGAATCAGCTGCCACCACCTCTAAAGATATGCCGATATTCACCGATGACCAAGTTGAAGGACGAGAGTCTGAGTTGTCTGAGATGCACTTAGGTAAGTTCAACTACGCTATTGTTAATCAGCAGTATGATCAAGAGGGTAATGCTATCCCATCGGGTCCAGTTGGAACATGGGCTGCGTCCAGGGTAGATGCTAATGATGCGGCGGTAATGCAAGTTGCCAGTGATTATATTCGAGAGGAAACCGGTGGAGCTCCGCAAGATGTAATGGACCCCGAGGCGAGTGGTAAAGCTATTAACGCCATGATCAGCCGAGTTGATATGAATACGTTCACTCTAATGGACAACATTGCCAAAACATTAAAGCGTGGCGGTGAGGTATATCAATCAATAGCCGGTGAAGTGCACGATGTGGAACGTGCTGTTAACATTATTAAAGAGGATGGTACCGACGGCCAAGTGAATTTACACGAGATTGTTATCGATGAACAAACCGGCAAGTCTAAAGCCGTCAACGACGTCACTAATGGCGTGTTTGAAGTCATCGTCGATACCGGGCCCGCATTCGCCAGTCGTAAGCGCGAGACACTGGAGATGTTGAAAGATATCATGACCATCACACCACCTGATTCACCTTATATACCATTCCTATACAGCGAGATCATCGAGAATGTGGACGGTGTAGGGCTAAAAGATCTTAGAAACTTTAACAATAATCAGAAGCTTATGCAGGGATTGCGCCAACCTGAGACTGAAGAGGAAGCCGCGCAAGTCAAAGCAGCACAGGAAGGTCAGCGTAATGAGCAGAATGAGTACTTACAGGCACTGGCTGAGAGAGAGAAGGCAGAGGCTCAAGAGTCCCTCTCCAACATTGACAAGAACGCATCAAGCACGAGATTGAATGATGCCAAGACAGCTGAGACAATAGCGGGTATTGACATATCACGATTCAAGGCCGCTAATGAGGCAGCCAGCGCGCAACAAGAACGATTCGATCGATTCCTGCCAGCGCCTAGGTAGTTATTTGATTAGGGCATAACTTGTGCAGACAGCAGTTTATTCCTCAGAGTCTTAATCTCTTCATCCTTGATGCGTATCTCGCTCTGTTGGTGCTCGATTAAATCAATGGCTGTTTTGTCTTTCTTGTCATCAAGAATAATATTGCCGCCATTGAATGTTCCTATGAAAGTATTCATTCTTTATCTCCATAGCCTTCTGCCAAAGCGTCTTTCTCCTCGATGGTTAAGCAACGCCTATCCCTAGCCTCAAGAACAAACAGCTTATCCGGATAGCGATCATGATTGACCTTAACCGCCCCATCTTTGTCTGCTGCTCGGTATACAGGTCCAGGCTTTTTGTTAAACTCTTTAGCGGTGAATGTTTTCATGAATACCTCACAATTCCTCTAAATTTCTTTTTCTAAGCATTTGCGGCCCACCATCAATATCAATATTAATATCTACAGGTAGAACATCAATCAGCTTAGCCATTAACTCAGGCGCAAAGTTCTCGATGCATAGGTGCGCGCACTCTTCCTGTCTTAGTTTTGTAAGCTTAATAGTCATAGCTGCTATAACCTTTAGCTCTTCAATCGATATACCCATATTCCTATCTCTCCTGTCAGTCCGAACACAACTATAGCCCATACTCCCTAGTATTGCCAACTCCATAGTAGACTTGATGCATCCGGTATTGTCCGAGTATTCCACTTTATGTGAGGTTAGAAATGGCAGATGCAGAACAGCAAGACGAGCAAACATCCGTTGACTTAGAGGTTGTTGAAAAGGAACCCGGCCAGGAACCTGCTGATAACTTAGAAGACGATGAGGCTACAGAGAACGAAATCGTACTCGCTGGTCAAGAAGAAGCCGAAGGTAAGCCAGATCCAAGAAGTAATACCGATCACATTCTAAACCGTGTGATGAGGAGAAAAGACAAACTACAAGACGAGAACGTTCGATTAAAGCAGCAGTTGGAAGCAAACGCACAGCCAGCAGTACCTGCATTGCAGTCTGTTCCAGATGAGTACGCTTATGAGAATCGCGAGGATTATCTCGTAGCTCTGGCGACTTATAACAGGCAGATGATGTCAGGCGTGGTCAGCGAGCAGCTAAACCATCAGCAGAGCGGTCATCGACTTGCAGCGCAAGAGCAGCGTCGTAAAGACTCATTAACAGCCTATGCTAATAATGCTTCTATGTTAAAAGTTTCAGACTTCAACGAAACCCAAGACAAGGCGTTTGATGTATTAGGTGATGACTTCGCTACGTTAATCGCCGAGCAGTTACCCGAGGACGCACCCAAGCTATTGTATTACTTGGGCAAGAACTCGTTAAAGGCTGAAGAATTGCGCGATAAGTTTGCCTCTAATCCCGGTGGCGTTACTTTTGAATTAGGGAAGCTGGCTGGTAATTTGACCATAAAGTCGAAACGGACCCAAGCAGCTCAACCTGAATCCAAGGTCACAGGCGGTAGTGTTGGTGGAGTAGGTGGAGATTGGCAGAAGCAGTACGACAAGATTGTTGACGCGACTACTGATGGCAATATCTCCAAAACACTCAACGCAATCCGTGAACTAAAGAGACAGGCCAAGGCTTCTGGGTTTGACGTTTCGACCCTTAAATGAGTAAACAATTATGAGTAGCCAAGCGAAGGTCGTCACCCGCGTACTGGGTGAAGAGCTGGAGAAGTTCGAGGCAGACAACCTTGCACTGCGCCAAACGGACATTAAACGAATGGGTGGACAAACCGGGCATCGTTCCGAGTTCACCGAATGGTTTGACGTACCTTACATTTCAACCACTATCGACGGTTTGAATATAACCAACTTCAACCAGATCACAGGTCTGGCCGTCCCTCACCGCGTTAGCACATTTGCCAGCGTACCTTTTACACTAACCAACTCGGATACTTTGGACACCTCCGAGCTATCTCGCAAGATGCGATCAGCAATGCAAGCCATTGATAACCGTATTAATCGTGCGGTAGCCAACGCGGTAACCATTGAGGGGTCACAGTTAGTATCAAGCACCACTGCACTCTCGGGCTTTCAGAATGTTGCAGACGTTGAAACTCGCTTCACAGAGCAAGACGTTTCGCAGATCACTGAAAAAACCATGTTGCTGAATGCCGGTGATTACAACCGGATGGCTACTGATCTTCAGGTAGCGTCACGCAGCATTAATACAGGGACTATTTCAGAAACGGCGTATGAGCAAGCACGTATTGCCCGTATTGCTAACTTTGATACCTTTAAGACTTCGTTCACTCCAACTAAAGTGGGTGCTGTTCTAGCATCCACTACAGTGACCGGTGCGCAGTCCTTTATCCCCGTTGGTAGCACGCTCGACGCAGCCGGTAATCCTACCAACCAAGATAACCGTACGATGAATCTTGTTGTTGCGAGTACAGCTGGCGTGGTCCCTGGTGATAAGTTCACCATCGCGACTGTCAATGCTGTGTCTTTGCAAAACAAGAACGATACGGGTAACTTGCGAACCTTTACAGTAACGGCCGTCGTTGATGCCACTAATATGACTATTAGTCCTCCCATCATCCCTGTTACTGCAGCGCCCACCACTATAGCAACGCAAGCGCAGGCAGATTATGCCAACGTGACCAATGCTGCACCAGGCGCGGGTGTATTAACCTTCATCAACTTTGATACTGCACAGACCAATATCTTTTGGGAGAACGACGCTATTTCAATTAACGTAGCACCGGTCGTAGGTTCCGAGAGTGACTTGGGCGGCATGATCTTGATGAATGCAACCACAGACTTAGGTTTGAATGTGGTTGTGGCTAAACAGGGTGCTATTGCTGACTTGAGTACACAGTGGAGGGTAACAACCTTCTTCGGCGTGACAGTCCGCGATCCTATTAAGTGTGGCATTCTGCTTGGATCTCAGACACCTTAAGCAAATTAATCGTAATGGACAAAGGGGCTTCACGGCCCCTTTTTTGCTTTAAGCTGTAAGGTTGGCACTACCAATCAATAAAAGATACAATGCGGAAGCCTAAACAACCCTTTCAATGGAGCTAACAATGCCCGTAATATTTTCTGAATACCCCAAATACATCGAACATGAAGGTGAGAGCGTGCTTGTCCAGAACGAGGATGAGGAGTTAAAGCTAGTATCGCCCGCTGAGGAAGACGCCGAGTATGAGCACATGATTAAAGTGCTTGAAGAAGATTACGGTAAGACCATCGACCGGCGCACCTACCATAAGGATATTGGCGGGTTTGCAAAACTGAAGGCGTATTATGAAGCTGTCATAGCGAGAGAAGGTGAATAGATGGCTACTGGTGCCGTTATCGTTCGGGGCGCATTGTTAGACTTGGGCATTGTTAATGAGCTCAGCCCCTCGGATTCATTCTTAGAGGAAGAGTTTTTTAGTGCTCTGATCCGCTTATTAAACCGGTGGGCGGCGGCTAATATCGCACTAGGTATTACTATTCCCACTGTTCCCGCTGATGATCTCGGTAACCCTGAATCGGTAGAAGATTGCTTAATGGCCTCACTTGCCATTGCCGGACAGAAGATAGCCAAGGTCAGAGCCTCTGGTGCCTTGAGAAAAGATCAGAAGATTTACTATCGACAAATGAAAGCAGCTTTTGGTCTATGGCCAGAGCAGTCCATGCCCTCAAGTATGCCTATTGGCCAGGGAAATAATCTGGGTCCAAGAACTAAACGCTTCTTCCCTGAAGTTGAAGTCGTCGGAGCTGATTCCAATACAGGGGTGGGTGCATAATGTCTAGAAGTGTCACAAGAGGTGGTAATTTTACAAAAGTCACAACCCTTGGTGACGACGATACTATTTTAGCGTGGCCATTCTCTGGAGACGTAGTTAAAGGCATTACTTTTCTCAACCTTAAAAATTTAATCATACCCGGCAACAACATACGTACAGTAACCGCTAACACTACAGCGCTTTTGACTGATGGAATGATATTAGCTGACGCGACATCTGGACCGATTACTGTTAGTTTGCCTGCCGCTTCCGAAGCATTTGAACAAGAATTCACCGTTAAAAAAATAGATGCCACGCTTAGCTCGGTTATATTAGATCCTGACGGATCAGAGACTATCGATGGCAATACAACAATAACTACAACAACTCAATACACCAGCTTCACTATTAAGAGTGATGGTGTTACGTGGTGGATAAAATGACTTTTATACCCGGGATACCGGATCAGAAAACAGCTTTTGACGAATTAAAGACTGAGCAAAACTCTCCCATTACCCAGATTAGCGCGCAGTATGGTTTGTTAGGCCAAGTTTTAACAGTCACAGACAGCGCCGCATCAGGCACTAATTCAGCGGTAGACAATAAATTCACATCCCAGACGGGTGCATCCGCAACGGGCCTTGCGAGCATTTTAACCTTGCGCCAAGTAGGGTCACGCGCGGGCCAAGGAACAACAGCGCGTTTTGATACTGTATTTTCTTCAGGCGTGGCTAGTAGTCAACAAGCGGCCGGCTTGATAACATCTGAGAACTCATACGTGTTTGCCTTTTTAGGCGCCACGTTTGGAATCGCTTATGCTCGCGATGGCGTGAGTGAAGTTCAGGAATTAACGATTACTGTTGCTGCGGCGGGGGCAGAATCGGCGACGATTAATGTGGCGGGTACTCCGTTCACCGTTCCATTGACGAGCGGGACAGTTCAGCATAATGCATTCGAAATCGCCAACAGCCTACAGGCTCAAGTTCCTAACTATAACTTCACATCAAATGATAATCAGGTAGTGGCTCAATCGCTTTTGTCTGGTGTTCAAGGATCATTCTCTTTCTCCAGTTCAACCGCTGTTGCTGCGTGGATTCAACAAGAGGCGGGCGTAAGCGTCACGATAACATTTACTGCTCAGGCAAGCTGGAATGTCAATACAATGCTCACTGGATCTGGTGCACAGGTATTGGACCCAACAAAAGGCAACCTCTATCAAATACAAGTCAATTCAAATTTTGGTGCGATAAACTTTTTCATTGAGGATAATGGTACGGGTGACTTGATATTAGTCCATCAAATAAAGTTGGCCAATTTAAACACCAATCCCAATGTGACTAATCCCACATTTAGACTTGGCTGGCTTGCGCAGAATCTCGGCAACACCTCTAATTTAACTATTTCAGGTAGTTCGTGTGGTGCTTTTATTGAAGGCAAAATGCGAAGAAACAACCCTCCCAGGTCTTCGAGAAACAATCAATTAGCGGTTGGCAATACTCTCACAAATATTATTACCTTCAGAAATAGGATAACATTCGGCGGCAAAGTCAACCGCGTAGAGATATTTCCCAATCTGATTGCTTCCTCTTCCCAGGCTAATAAGTCAACCTTTTTCGTATTTCTGGTGAATCCTGATTTTACCGGTGACTTGGACTTTGCCTATATTGATAAAACATCGTCAGTGATGGAAGTTGCCAAAGACCTTGTTACTGTTAGCGGCGGTATAGAGGTTGGATCTTTAACGGTTGAAGCCGGAGCGCCGCAGATACTTCGACTCAATCAAACACAGAACCAAGATACAATTCTATTCCCTGGATCGGTATTTACAATCGCGGCATTTGTATCGAGTGGGGCGTCTGGTGATATGCAGGCAACCTTTACATGGGAAGAGGATATATAAACTATGTCGAAATTGTGTTCTATAGAAGGCTGTATATCGAATATATTCCAATTAGAATACTGTAATAAGCATTACAAAAGATGGTATAGGCATGGAGATCCACATTATAAAAGAAAGACAATGATGGAACGATTTTACGATAAAATAGATCTAATTCCATTCTCAACATGTTGGTATTGGTCTGGATATCTAGATAAAAATGGATATGGCAGTCTAAAAATTAACAAATCAACTAAAAGAGCCCATAGAATTTCTTATGAGATTCATAAAGAGCCAATTCCAAGCGGCTTAATTGTTATGCATTCTTGCGATACTCCGACATGCGTAAATCCTGATCACTTATTAGTAGGAACCTATGCTGAAAATTCTGCCGACATGGTTAAAAAAGGAAGAAGCAATTCTGCAAGAGGAGAAAGATCAGGGTCATCAAAGCTGAAAGAGAAAGATATCATAGAAATTAGAGATCTTCTAAACGTCATACCTAAAAATAAAATAGCTGCTTTATATGGAGTTAATAGAGGTGTAATTTATAAAATAATGACTAGACGAATATGGAGTCACGTATAAATGCCACAAGTGCCGCTGCCCACCGGATTAACCGGGGATGAAGACATACCCGAACTCCGAGAATCATTAACCAACCTCTTTAATCCCGGCGACAACACCATCTTAAAAACCCCTGGCATTGATGCATTCGCTACGGGTGATGGTGTATCGAGGGGGTCTATAGATTTTCAGGACGAACACTATCAAGTCTCTGGCAGCAATCTTATTAAGATCAGTGAAGATGGTACAAAGACCGTCATAGGGACAATTGATGGCACAGCTGACGTTGTCATGGATGTCACCTTTATTGCTCTGAATATCGTTGTTAAGGGCGGTAATGGGTATTCTTTTTCCCCTTCTAGCGGACTAGTCTTAATGGGTGGCTCCTTTGCCCCTTCCATCGATATTGCATCTATTAATCAACGCTTTGTCTACGTACCTGCCGATGGTGGTCCGCTGTTCTTTACCGATGTTAATGTCCCTGCCACTATTCCCGCTTTAAATTTCTTCGATGCTGAATTTCTACCCGATAAAAATACCGGAATTGTTAATTTGAGGAATGATTTGTATGGGGGCGGGGTTAATTCTTTTGAAGTCTTTAGAGATATCGGGCCTTCTGACAATCCTTTTATTCGTGTCGATGGTGCTGCAATAGAGACAGGTTATGTCGCTGCCAGGGCGATATATAAAGACACATTTGTATTTCTTGGGAAAGATCGGGGCGGATCTTATGCCTTTCATGCCATGAGCGCCGGAGACGCACCAAAAATATCCACTCCCTTTATTGACGAAGTGTTGAACAATGAATACACCAAGACAGAACTTGAGGAATGTACTTCGCAACGCCTTACATGGAAAGGTGTCGATATGGTGTCTTTCAGACTGACTAGAGATACGTTTCTATTTTACGGTGCAGGATGGTCTTATGTTCAGACCGGGATTGATGGCTTAAATGTGCATCAGCCTTGGGATGTTAAATTTCTCACCTTCTCCTACGGTAAATATGTCACCGGTAGTGCGACGAGTTCAGCTATTGGCAAGTTAAGTACTTCAATCACTGAATTTGACGCTAAAATTGAAAGAGTCATTGAAACCTTTATTAAGGCCGAGCCTGACAGTTATTTTGTGATTGACGGTCTGTTTTTAAAATGCATTACCGGAACAGCCGTTACAGAGGGCACTATAGGGCTTCAGATCAGCAAAGATAACCTAACGTACGGACCGCAAGTATTTAGGAGCTTAGGCGCACAAGGTAAGTCAGAGCAACAAATGGCGTGGCGCGGGGGTGCCGGCGTGTTTGAATCTTATTGTGGGTTCAGGTTTAGAACGACCGCTGATGTTAATTTTAGTGTACAAGGTCTATCAGTAAACGGAGGGTGAATGGCCGATAATCCAAAGCATGGCGACGAAATTATTGTCCAGCAGCGCGGCTCACTGGGTAAGATTAAACTAGTCGCCAATCGTCAACTTCAGCAGTTTTTTGATGAACTTGGCACGATTGTCAATGAGTTTACATCCGTGGACGATATTGTTCAGCAATTAACAGTCGTCGACAGCCAGAATAGTAAACTAAAAGGTAATATTTCAAGACTGGCGAGTACAACAGAGGATAATGGTCAGCAAATTGCGGCTATTGACGCGTTTTTAATGTCTGTGGCTGTTAGAGTGCGTATACTGTCCAGTAGTATAAATGGTGTTATTCAGCTGGCGGATGATAATGGTCAGAATATTGCGGTTATCGATGGTTCTTTGTTATCTGTAATTGCTAAAGAGCGAGCGCTATCTATCAGAACAGATAGTTTATCAACGCAGGTAACTATATTATCAGACGATTTAGATACACTATCAGATGAAGTAGATACTTTGACTAGTAGAACCGATGATTTGGAGCAATTAATACATGTCAATTAAAGGTAATAATTCATCAGGATTAAAAGCTGTCGGAGTATCAGACACTACAATACTGCAAAACACTACGAGTACCCGATGGGTAGTAACGTCTATTAACCTCCACGATCAGTTTGGAAACGGCGATACCATTGAACTGTTTGTTTCAGCCGATTCATCAAGCGCTTCAGCGGAGAGAATTGATAAGATCGTACTGGCTGTGGACGAAACGAAGTCATCATCATTTACTCCAGTGGCTCTTCAGGCTGGTGAGTTTTTATTGGGCAATGCTGTAACGGGTGGAGAAGCGTCCGCAGAGGCTATCTATATCGCTTATACCGGAGATTCATAATGGGCATTAGCTTAACTAGCATACTTGACCCGCTTGATTTAGGCGGTGCTGGGGCTGCTGAGGCCAGTGTAGCAACAGCGCAGACTAATGCTGATTTATTGCGTGAATTTTCCGATATCACCCAAGAGAATCTACAGCCTTTCTTGGATGTTAGTAATCGACAACTGCCAGGACTTGAAGCTGCGGCTACCCCCGGTGGTTTTTTCAATGAAGATGAGAATGTAATTTTAAGGTCCATAGCTCAGCGTCTTGGCAGACCGGTTGTAGAGGAACGAACAAGAGAGTTACAGTCAAGTCTAGGCCAAACAGGATCAACGCGATCAGGATTTGCCGCTACATCCGCCGCTGATATTCAGGAGGATGTTGATCTATCTTTATTGTTGCAGCTTCAAAGCACCCTGCAGGGTAGGCGTGAGACAGTGGCGGGCTTGGGTACTGGAACAGCTACAAATTTAGCAACATTTGGGCAGCAGTCAGCCGAACAATTAGCAGATATCCAGTCTCAAGGGTTTTTAGGTGCTGGCCAAGCGCGGGCAGCGGGAACTCAGAATATCGTTAATTTGCTGGGTCTTGGTGCTGACTTCTTAAATCGCCCACAAACCCCTGCGGCAACCCCTCCTCCAACAGCCCAGCCAATTAGCCTTCTACCGTAAGGAGTAAAATATGGGATTAGGTAGTTTTTTAAAAAAGGTATTGGACCCCGGCGATCTTCTTGGCGGCCTTTCAGGTTTAACTGGAAGAGATGCGGCAGAACAGGCCGCTGAAATCACCAGTACTGAACTTAGGCGTCAATTTGCATTATCTCAAGAAAATCTAGGTCCAGCACTTGAGGCGGCACAGCGAACGTTGCCTGGATTGTCGGCACAATTAACGCCGCGTGGATTCTCTAGGAATGTATCGGCATTAACGCCGAGGTTAGAAGATTTTCTAGCGCCTACGCGGGAGGCCAGAGGGACTGCTGGAGCTAACATTTTGGAATCAGCAGGTATAACACTGGGTGAGGAAGGCAGGCAAGATCTATCCCAAATAGACCCGGCAACAATGGCTGATTTACTCTTAGGCGCAGAAGCTGATTTATTTGGTAGGCGATTGAATTTAACAGGATTGGGTGAGGGTGCCGGAACGACATTGTCAGAACTTGGACAAAGAACCGGATCCGGTATTGCTCAAGCCAACATCCAGGCTGAATTAGCCGGGCAACAAGCCACCACAGCAGGACAGCAGAATGTATTAGGTATTGCAGGATTGGCTGCAGGGTTCTTATCAGATGAGCGCCTGAAAGAAGATATCGAAGAGCTTGGCACGTTTAAAGGCTTGCGTATTATTCGCTGGAAATGGCGTGATTTCGTTCCTGATAGCTGGAAGGATATCACTACAGGATTTAGCGCTCAGGATGTCTTGAGTAAATACCCTGAATTTGTCAAGATAAAACACGATTTTTTATCCATTGATCGACAGGGTTTAATGAATCATTTGGGGATGAACGATGCCACATGTTAGCCCATTAGTTGCGGATATATCACCGCTCACCGATGCATTACGACAGTTCACGCCTCGCGCGAGAGAGGATCGCAGACTGGAATTGGCGGGACTTCAGCAGCAGCAAGATGCTAGAGCGCAACAACAAGAATTAAGATCAGCACAGATTCAACAGGTTCAAGCCGCGAACAAGCGTCAGCAGATCATCGATATTGCCAATGAAAGCCGGACTGAATTAATCATTGATAAGAATGATTTAGCCTTTGCTTTGAAAGATGGTGCCAGCGGACTGAGAAACAATCTCGCGCAGTTAGCGTCTCAAAAAGGGGCAGATTCTCAAGATATTGCCGAATTGGTAGAGTTTGCCAATATGGCGATTAATGACCCTGAAGGCGCATTTGACCAGTTAACTAGCAATCAAGAGAATATCAATCTTCAGATAAAGAGTGTTGATGAGATATTGGGGCGCACACAAGCCCCGGGATTCACATTGAGCGAAGGCCAGCAACGATTTGATGCCGCGGGTAATGTTATTGCTACGGGACGGGCAAAGACCCCATCGGGAAGAGATGTTCTTACTCAGGTTCAATCCTCACAGATCCTTCCTGATGGCTCAACGGTTCAAGTTTTCAAGGATGGCTCTACTCGGGTAACCAGTCCGGAAGGCCGGCCATTAACCGGCGCAGATCGAGCGCAGGCTGTTGTAACGGCTCAAGAGTTCGGTATTAAGATACAATCCGGACGTGCAGGCGGCAGAGCGGAAGCGACTGGTGAAGAAAAGAGGGCCTCTGAACTTATCACACGGGGTATTGCGGCAGCGGAATCTACAGCCATCACTCGGCGTGCTTTAACTTTGCTGGATCGAGTAAAGACGGGTGGCATTGCGGCTATTTCATTAGCGACCAGGCAACGATTGGGTATTGAAGGTGCAGATGAAGGCGAGCTATCAAACTCTTTAGGTAAGTCAGTATTAAGTCAATTGAGAGAGACATTTGGTGCAGCCTTTACCGAGAATGAAGGATTGAGGTTAGATCGCATAGAGGCAAGGTTTGGTAAGTCTTCAGCCGCCAACCGGCGCTTATTATCCCAAGCCTTAAGGATTGCTGAAAGAACTGCTAATCGGGCAATAAAGGCCGCTAAGCAACGTGGAAATGCAGCAGAAGTTGCTGATATTGAAGATTTACTGTCTTTCTCACTAGAGATTGATGAATCTCCTATAGACACGGTTCCGCAGGGTCTTGTTGATAATGGCGACGGAACATTTACTTTACCAGACGGAAGAATAGTGAGGCGCACAGGTGGCTAGAGTTCCGGAAGGATTTGCATTAGTCGAACAACCTTTACCCCAAGGCTTTGAGTTAGTTGGAGGCGGTGATGACGGTGATAGACGTATTGATGGTGATGCTGTTGATAATGGTGGCGCAGGAGTCGGCGAAGATCTAGCGCAAGAAGTAGAAGCCGCTTTTCAAAAGATACCAGGTGCTCCTACTCTCTCAGAGTTTGCCGCAGGCGTTAATCGATCGGTCTTGGGTGCTTTGGATTTTATAGGCCCCGATAATATTAATGCTATCTTGAATCTTGCCGGTAGTGAAAAGCGAGTACCAACATTCACGCAGGCCTTAGGAGCTGAAAAAGGCGCATTTCTTGAACCTGGAGTACAGAGGGAGATTGCTGCAACCGCGGGTGAGTTTCTTCCTTTGGCAGCTGGTGTAGGTGCTTTATTTAGAAAAGGCGCACAACAATTACCAGCATTAATTAGTGGGGAAGAAGGTACTGCTGCTGGATTATTGAGACAAGCCGGACAAGTAACTGCTGCACAAGACATAACGGCTGCCGGTCTCGCAGGAGCTGGCCAGGCCATAGGTGAAGAGGTCGGTGGTGAGCCGGGAGCGCTAATAGGCTCTATTGTGGCCCCATTAACGACAATACCGCTTGCGCTGGCTAAGACATCAGCAACTAATCTATTAAAAGAGTCAGCACCTTCTATTGATCAGCTTAAAGGATCCGCACGCGCTATTTACAACTCCCTTGATGATTCGGGGTTTAAAGTACCGTCTCAATCCTTTGATGCAGTGGCTAATGACATTACAACGACTTTGCGCAAAGAGGGTTTCGATGTTGATCTTCACCCAAAGATAAAAGGGGTTATTCGTCGGCTTGGCGAAGAAGTTGGCACAGAAAAAACATTGACTGAAATGGATACCTTGAGAAAGGTTATCCGCGGGGCTTCCAGCAGTTTAGAAGCTGATGAGCGTCGATTGGGTGCCATAGCAATTGATAAGATTGACAACTTTATGGATGATCTTGGCGGCCAATTACCTGAAGGTCAACAGGTTGGGGAGGCTTTTAAATCTGCCAGGGATTTATGGGGTAGAGCCCGCCGGGCTGAGACAATAGAAGATGCGATAAAAGAGGCATCAAGTCAGGCCAGCGGCTTTGAGAATGGTCTTAGAGTCCAATTTAGAGCCATTGCAAAGAAGATACGAAGAGGTAAATTAAAAGGGTTTAGTAAAGAAGAAGCTCAGGCTATCGACAAGGTTGTGCAAGGCACCAATGTTGGTAACGTAGCCAGGGCTTTGGGTAAGTTTGGTATATTAGACGGACTCACCTCTCGATCCCTCACAACGCTGTCAGGGTCGGGACTAGCGGGATTCTTTGGGGGTGGCGGGGCTGCGGCTGCGGTGCCTATTGTTGGACAGTTTTCCGGCGCTTTGGCTCAAAGAATGACAGCAAACAACGCGAAGATGGCAAGCGCCATTACTAGAGCTGGAAAGAATGGCGCACAGATTGCAAGAGCTTATTCAGCCAGTACGCCTAAAGCAGAGCGTGACCCAACAGAATTGGCACAGTTATTTATTGCTAATGAAGTTCCTGTGCAATCGATCAGTTTAAAAACAGTTCCAAGATTAGTCTCAGATGCCGCTATAATAGCGGCTATTGCAAAGATGAATGATGAGAAACAGAAAACCAATCAAAATGGTGAGTGACTATCGGTAAATTCGTTAATGAATTTCCTCAAAATTTCGATCTAAACGGAGATCCGAATGCCTCCTACACGGTGTTTTTCGGCCTGCCTAATCAAGATCCAAAAACAAACCCTAAAGCCCCTTTTTCAGATGCTGCATTTCAGGTACCAGTCTCTGCTATTCAAACACTTGATAGTACTGGCTCTATTGGGTTTGATATTTTTCTTGATGGCGGCTACTCCATACGCATAGAAACACCCAGTGGATCGTTATGGCGAGAGTCTGCATTAATCACAGGGTTATCCGGCTCCTTACTCGCTAAGGGCTTTACTGTAGCCTCTATGATTGCCGATGCGACATTGATTATAGGTCAACTTGTTTTTACTTCGGGCTATACTACTGCCGGAGACGGTGGCGGTGCTAGTTATCTGATAGCGGCTAGTCAGGCAGTTGATGGAATTGTTGATCATGCTTTAGATAATGGTAATGTTGCTTTGTTTCAGCCAGTAAATAACACACTTCTACTGGAGCAGGCTGGGGTTACAAGTAGCGAAAGCTCAACAGCAATGCAAGCTGCAATTGATTATGGTGAGACTAATGATGTATTGGTTAAAGGCTCGCTTCCTGACTACACATTCAACACTACTCTGACAAGTGGGACAGTACTGGTAGATTGGAATGGCGCTGAAATCACCTACACAGGTGCCACAGATACGTTCGCTATGGTGGTTGACACTGATGTAGTGGGTGGGGCTGCGTACAGATACGGGATGATAAGGTTTTTCTTAAAAAGCACATCCGTTGATATTATTAATAGAACTCACGGGGTTAATTGCGGCGGTTCAAACCTTATACTTCGTGACTTTAAAATTCAAGGTTTTACAGGCATTAGTTTAGCACTTGGTTCTGGGGTTGAGGCAGAGACAGGCGTAACACTACCTGCAACTTCATCATGCTTCTATTGGTCTATAGATGATTTCAATATAGCCCAAACCCATGGATGGGGATTAGTTATTAAGCAGTCTAATAATGCTAATAAATTCAGCAATATGTCAACATTTGCCTTTAATGGTTTCGATACAGACCCCCCTAGAGCGAACAACTGTATAACCGAGCTGATTGACAGTGGTTTAGCTAACACATTTACACGGGTTAGTTTAGAAGCTAGCCCTTTATCAGGTAGGGTTAAATTTAGTAGCACCGCCAATAGCTCAGAGTTCGTAGGTTATGTCTACATGGAGAATAATCCTTCATGGGTTGATGCTCCTGCTCCCTGGATTATTGCTGCAGAGGAATCGTCTACCTGTGCGATACGAGCTAGAGCGCAAGAGTTTAATGATTCTTTTGTTGATGACCAGGGAACCGCTAATAGTTTAGCTATAGGCCCTGCGTTTTTCATAAATGGCGATCAAAGTTTACCTACTTTTACCTCCAATAACATGATTAAAAATGGGGATTTTGAAAATGATTTAAACCATTGGGCTGATTTTTCAACAGGCGGCACAACAACTTTTGTTACGGGTTTTCTAACGGGTAAGGCTATCAGGCAGGACATTGTTGCTGGTAAACCTTCGATATTTCAGACAGTAAACACTGCTAGTGGAATAAATATAGCTGCATTAGTGGGAAGAACTGTGACAATGGCAGGCTGGGTACGTACTGATATTCCCGGTGTTAAGTTCCGTATTGAAGGGCTAACAGGAAATAGAGGCGCTGAATCGGATAGTGTTTTTCATTTTATTAACGCATCCGTAAGAATACCCACAGGATCGACGCAATTAGCCGTTTTATTAACTACTGAAGCAACGGGCCTAACAGGCTTTGTTGAGCTATCAAATGTAACAATGAACATCGGCAATAAAGCGATTGCGATGGCAGTACAAACCGTCCTTGATGGCTCTGCCACATTTGACCCTACGTCCCTAGCTGATGGGGCGGGTGAGACTACTACTGTTACGTCTGCAGGCGCGGCTTTAGGTGACTTTGCTAGAGCTTCTTTCGGAGTAGATCTACAAGGCATTATACTAACTGCGTGGGTATCTGCCGTTGATACTGTTAGCGTTAGATTCCAGAACGAAACAGGCGGCGTGATTGATCTAGCAAGCAGCACATTAAGTGTGCTAATAGATAAGAATTAAATGAGTGTAGAAAGTTATAATAGGTCTCTGGAGGAAATAACATGAAAGCAATCGAAGCATTGTGGGCAATCGTTCCGAATAAGGGGCTAATTCTTTATATCATATGCGCCGTTTGTATAATTATGTCGCTTGTTGGCGGCTCAGTGGCTTATTTTGCACTTACCGTTCCCGTATGGGGAGGCGAGGTTGCGGCGGTGGCTTTTCATAACCACGCAAAGAGAGAGACGGTCTTTAATACTAAGTCGATAGAGGCTATTACCAGTATGGTCGCCATAAATGGTGATCGTCAGGAGGTAGTTCTCAATAATTTAAGAACCGCTTTGAGATCCCACAACCATTTACTTTATAGCCCTAATGTAAGAGGCAAGAATGGAAAGTTTGTAAATAAAGACGTTAAAATAATGTGGGAGACTCAGTTTAAAGAAATCGAGAAAGAAATTAATCGATTAGAGAGAAAAATAAACGGGCAAAGATCGGAGTTTGGTAAATTAATGCTGGTAGCCAGTAGACCGAGATAAAAAACAACCCGACAAGGAAGGCTGTAAAGAAAGCCTCTCTTAACCACAATAAAAATAATAGTTTGAACGTATTGAGGCCAAATAGAACTTTGGCCCCTTTTTTCCGATTATGCTCTCTGCATAACAATTGCAAATTAACCATCTTCAGCCTTAACTTTGGATATCGTATTACTGAAAGTATATGATCCGACTCGAGCTCTTCGGTCGTCCCGCATTTAACACAGTAATACATGCCCTTACTCTTCGCCAAGAGCTTATGCTTCCTTGCCAGATTCCTCCAGGCCTTGGTTTGATGAAATGGCTTAAACCACTCCACTAGGATATCACTCCAAATACTCCGAAGGATCAAAGAACTTTCCATCACCATCTTTTACCTCAAAGTGAAGATGAGGAGTAATCCCAGGGTATTTATTCTCCAGGCTTTGAATAACGCCTATCACCTGACCTGAGCGAACTATATCGCCGGGAGATACTGATGGTTTAACGTAGAAATATCGAGCCTTGTTGTTCTCAACATCTCCTATCTCTACATAGGTAAAATCTGGCTTTCCATCGTGGTCATCATCATCATCATAAGGAAAGCCTATCTTTGTCACCATTCCCGCCCTCTCCGCGAGTACTTCGGAGTCAGGTAAGCAGGCAAAGTCAATTCCTTTATGCTTTCGTGATCCTCTAGGGGCCCCGTAATATCCTTGACCCCAATTATCTACTGTTCGAACGGGTGGTTTAATTAACATGATTTACTCTCCAATAATTCGGGGTTTTCGTGAATGTTGCCAATGACGTTTCCGTTATGCGGCATATATGAAATCGTTGCATCAGGGTGAAACACTGTTGGGTGATCAGTATTAAAGACGGCGTTTCTTTCATTCCATATTACAGTGTGAGTCATGACGTCGCCCTGATAATCACACTCAACAACATCCCCTTCATAAATATAAACATCATTAATATCTTTTATCCCGGTTAGCTGTCCGACAGTTTCAGGATCAACATATATACCCTCTATACAGCATACATAACCATCTTCTAGTGCATCCTCAGCAGTATTAAAGTGAATACTACCAAAGCGCATCGTGCCTTTATTGGTGCCGAAAGCCTGTACGCCGCGAAACTTAATCTCTCTCATCACTTCTCCTCTTTCGCAAATTTACTACCGCGCATCATATGCGCCCCAAAAAAGAACACCGACACAGCGCCAGTAATCCCCCATAAATACGGATTGAATGCTATCTCTGCCACCGACTTAGTTAACCCAGCCTCGCTATCATCGACGCGCCTAATCAGATAATCAATCAATATACAGAGGGTGTTTAGTTTGATAAGCCACACCTGCATACCGAACCATCCTACAGCGATTGTGCGCCTAGCCTTGCTACGGTCTGTATTTTCCGCCATCGTCGCTATGGCGAACGTCTGCACGCTCTTAACCATGGCTGAATTGTGCTCTGCTTGCTCTTGCGCGGTGTATTGCTGGCCATCTATCCAGCCCCCGAATTTTGTCAATAGACCCTGGTCTTTATCGAAAACATTGTCGATAACTTTTTCTGTGCCGAGAATCTTACTAAACCATCCCATAACTTTCTCCGGTTACCAGAATTTAGTTATAAAGTGTGCCAGTACGTATATGCACAATCCAAAAAAAGTGAAAAAAGCGCCAATTATGTAGTATTTATATTTTTCCATCATTCGTTCCTGATTAGTTGTCTTGCGTTTTCTAGAAGATCAGTCTTAGCCTTACTAAACATAGGCAGTATTTCATCTATCCGTTGAGCGCCCACATCATGCCGTATGTTCAATATCTGTAGTTCGAGCATTACTCTCGCCAACTTATTCATGCACTTATGTATCTTCATTGCATCTTTGGCGGCTTGATTAGCGAGAATCTTATTTGATTGATCCTCAGTAATTGCTACGTTTTCCACAAATACCTCCAGAGTTTAATGGCTTTTTCGATTAATAAAATAAAACACGACTGCTCTTTTCTCAGTCGGTACATGCATTTAGTACCGCGACGACCTTCTATTTTTACTGTCATTATTTCGACAAAGTGTATATCTCTAACCCATCGCCTATAGGTATCAGGACTTATCGAATCAATTAGATCATTTCCATGTTGTCTTTCTAAGCATTCGTAAATGTATTCGTTATATAACTCTTGAATAGAGACCCATCGTGGAGTTTTTTTAGATAAGGCCATATAT